TCGCGGTGGGGCAAGTGGGTGTTGTTCAGTCATCTTCGTTGGGCAGTATTTTAAGAAGTGATGTGATGCAATGTCCTGTGGTGTTTTCAGATCCAAGGCAGTAGCGCTCAGCTTCGCGCAGGGTCAGACGCAGCCGCTCAATAACAGGCCATGGGTCGCGCAACTCGGTAGAGAAGTCTTGGAATGGTGCGGTGTGAAAGTCGGTCATCGCTCGGCCTCATCGCGCAGTTGTTCGGCGATGTTCCCCGCAGTGCCCATGCCAATGTCCGTATTTTCGTCTTCAAGCCACGCAGCCACCTCACGGATCGCGGCGCGGGCTTCGGGCTTCCAGTTGATGGGCTCACCGTCTCCGCCAATGGCGCAAGCAACCCGCTTCACCAGCGAACTCCTAATTTGGCTTGAATTAGGAGTTGGCTTGGAGTTTGGTGCCAGCAGATCACTGATCTGCTGCGCTTGCTCCGGCGTCAGCTGTAATGGCTTGCTGATCCCGTCAGCCACCCGCTTCACCAGCGAACTCCCAATTTGGCTTGGATTAGGAGTTGGTTGGGAGTTGTCGTCGTCTGGCAGCAGGGCGTTAAAGAATTTCAGGCGGTCTGGTGCAAGCGAGGCACACGTGTTGGCGAGGCGAAGGTGGTCTGTGCGCCACTGCTTGGTGTTGACCTCAAGTTGCTCAACCCTGGCGCGGAGTTCGAGGATGCACTCAAACGAGCCCGACCAATTTTCAGCGTCTGCCTCACACTTTGCCCACTGCTCAGGCGTTGCTTTGTATTCAGCCATTCCAATGCCTCATAACGCCAGCACAAATAAACATGTTGGTCACCAAGTAAGAGAGAAAGATCAAAAAGCGGATGAGCGCAACGCGATCAGCGATGCGATCGTTGATATGTGCCTTGGCACCTAAGGCCAGGGCGAGAAGGTGCCAGAGCCGCATCAGCTGATCTGACTGACGAGAAGTCGGTCTAGGTACCACTGCGCTTTGAGCAGTGACTCAGCGCCGCCTTTGTGCTGTTCGCGCCAGATGTATTTCAGCGCGTTGCCTTTGCAGTAACCGGCAAATTCTTCAGGCGTAAGTGCCGCCTGTATGGCGTCGATGCACTCAATCTCTCCCTGCGTGTAATGGGCAGGATGGTTCACTGGGTCGTTCATGATTGTCGAGGATGTATTGAGCGAAGGCCGCATGGGTCATCACGGCATGAGTGCCAGGATGGCGCCCGTAAGACGCCTCCCACCACTGTTTGAAGATGGCTTCAAGATCCATCAGAACGGCTCCTCGGTGGCAGCGGCACCACGCGGCAGGAATTCAAACCGCTGCACGCTCAAGATGTGCTTGCTGCGCTTGGCGCCGGTTTCCTTATCCTGCCATTCCTGGCGGCGGATGCTGCCGGTCACCATGATCGAGTCGCCTTTGCTGCATTTGTCGGTGATCACCTCAGCCGACTTGCCCCATGCCTCGATGTCGATGGCATTGTTGATCCAGTTGCCTTGCTTGTCCTTGCCCTCCATGATGCCGCCTGCAAAATTGCAGACCATGGTGCCGCTATCAAATGCGCGGAGCTGCGGATCAGTGATGATGCGAACAATGCCGGATGCGTAGAGACTCATGAGATGGGAGTGATGTTGTTGGCCTCTTCAAAGGCCAGGACTTGTGAAAGCGGATACCGGATGCGTGGTGTCCGAGATGGGAACCCGACGCGAGGCATCGTGTAATACGCAGGCCCAATGCCGCGGGCGCGTTGGTTTTTGATTGATGAAGGTTTCATCCCCCAACGCTTAGCTAGCTGGTCATTGGTCAGGTACGGCTCAATCGTCAAACGGATCGGCCTCCGCGACTGGTGCTGTCAGCTTGTCTTCACGCTCGCAGGCAAGCGCTAGCAGTTGCTGGTACTGCTCATCGCTCAGGTCATCCTTGCGAGCCTCCATCCGTGCTGTGACCTCCTCCAGTTTGGTCAGACTGTCAGCCTTGGCAATGGCAGCCTTGCCAGCTGCAAACACCTTGGCATCACCAGCCTTGGCCGGTAGCGCCGGTGCTGCTGCTGCGGTGGTCACAGCAACAGGCTCAACGGCTTGATCCATCTCGTCGGTGCTGTAGACGCCTGAGAGGTCAGCAGGAAATGCCTTGCGGAGCGCGAGGGCCTCGCTGCACTTGGCGATCATCGCGGCAGGCATCTTGGACCACAGGCCTTGGCCGGCGTTGTAGTCCGCAAACCGCGCCACACCGACGAATGGATGGCTAGCGCCTTTGCGGTGGATGATGGTCTTGGCTGCAGCAGGTGGCTTATTGCCAAGCCACACGTCAGCCCATTGGCCATCCTCGCCGCACCAGTACGTCTCGGATCCGTCAAGCTGGCCAGTGCGCTCAGCGATGCTGCGGAGACCGTCGATGCCGGCCTGGATGGTCATCTTGCCGCCACGTTTGATGGCGTAGATCTGCTTCGAGAACGGATCCAAGCCCGTCCGCTGGCAGGCATAGGCGAACAGGCGCAGCTCGTCAACGCTGCAGCCTGGCGCGATTGTGGTGCTGATCAGTTGGGTCTGCTCTGGTGTCCAGAGCGCAAGTGATGAGGTGGTCATTCGGATCGGTTAATAATTTGATCAGCAGTTACAACAGCGCTGCGATAGCAAATTGCTTCCCAGCAAAGTTGACGCACTATTTGAGATGGTTTTTGGTTTGTACTGATAGCGATATTGTCAATTGCGTTTTTTAACTCTAGGTCTTTGGTTGCCTTGGGCATTGATGACGTTTGACGGTGATCATGCTCCTCGGCTCTTGATTGCTTGACAGCAGTCAAAACATCTACTGTTTGATCGCAAAGAAGTTTTGCAGTCCCGCTAACCCTAGATGGATATTCAGGATTTGGCCTTAAACGTTCAACAAGTATTTGCATTCCTGCGTCAAGCCATTCCGCCCATTGAGCCTCTTCGTCTGGCATCCAGACCGAGCCGATTGGCTCACCGTCAATCAAATAACGACACCAGAAAAAAATGCCGCCAGTTGGTGTAGTTTTTGCTTGTGTTGTTAAAACTGCAATTGCTTCCTTAGGCAATGCCACAATTAAAAATCCTCCGATGTAATAGATGACGAGGCTTGCAAAGCCCAGCTGGGCAGCTGCAGTGTTTCGCAGGTGGTGCTGTAGCCAGGCCATTCATCAATGGCGCGGCAGTCGGCGATGGTCTGCAGGTTCTGGCGCCGTAGCGTCTCGCCTGCTTTCATCGCCTCTGCATCGAGCTCGTAAACCGCCACGCAGAACGGGTAGTGTTTCTCCACTGCGATGAAGAGGAAGCGCTCTGCGAAGGTGCCTGCCAAGTAGTGGCTGGCCTGAACATGGTAGCGGAAGGATGCGACGGATCGCGCAAAGGATGCCGGACTGGCGTCCGCGGTGGTCTTGAGGTCAACCACCGTCGAGCGATCAAGCCAATCCGGGCGGCACTTGCACCGCAGTCCGGACTGCGCATCATCAAACCAGAAACTCTGCTCAGCCTTGCCGCTGGACAACAGGGCCGCGGCGTAGGGATGCTGCCGCACCGCACCAGCCATGGCCATCGCCTGCTCCATGTCGGAAGCAGTCACGGCCTCAATGCCGCTGAACTCCATCTCAGCAGCCATCTCTTTCCCGGCCTTGGTGTTGCGCGGCAGGCAGATGCCGTAGCGCTTGGCCAGCTCGTCAGGCTCCAGCACGGCGCAATGCACCAGGCTGCCCAGCTTCATCGCTGCGGTCTGCACCGACGGCGGACGATCGGGATTGAGGAACCGGCTCCAGTAGTGGTAGGGGCTGGCGGCGACGGCGTGCAGGTGGCTGGCGCTGATGGCCGGATCGGCGTGGTAGTCGGCATTGCTGGTCATGCCGCCACACCATCACGCAGGTGGCGATGCAGCTTGCTGGCGGTGCCGTAGGTGGCGACCATCTCCGGAAACGCCGCAAGGATGCGACGCTTGTTGCCCGGATCGGCCTTCAGCCCGGCCATGCCGAGCTGATGGAAGAATCCACCGCCGTATTGAACAGCGGTCTCGAAGGTCCAATAGATGTCGGAGTCGTTCATTTCAGGGAATCACAGGCGGCTTTGATGCCAGCGTTGCAGTCAGCGTGCGTCATGTCGTCGAGGGCACTGGTGAGACACCAGAAGCCGGCAATCGACAGCGCGGCGAGCATCACGGCGTTTTTGAGGAAGCGTTTCATGGCTCTAGAGGTGGGATAGATGCCGGATTGGGTGCGGCTCCGGCGGGCCGCGTGGGGTCAGTCGTCAATCAGTGACTGATCAAACCACCATGCCGTTCTCAGAAAGGCCTTATTGCGGGCTTCTTGCTCTGCGCGTTCAGCGCGTTCAAGCTCTTGGCGGCGGATTGCGCGGGCCAGATGCTCGGCTTCAGTAAGGCGGGGTTGTTTTTTGATCATGACTCTCGGTGCGGGGTGGAAGCTCTCGCCTCCTGTCCTTAAATCGTACCACCCTATGCCGCCATGGTCAACCGCTGCACGCGACTGCGGCTGATGCCCATATGCTCAGCAATCCGGCGCTGGCTCCAGCCGCTGCGGCGCAGGCGTATGGCGCGTTCCTTGGTGGTCTCGGTCGCCCACAGCAGCACCACCAGAGGCAGCAGCAGCAGGGCAAGGATCAAGGCGATGGTTGTGGTGGTCATGATTCTTGGGTTGACGTGAATGGTGCCGGATGGGCTCCGGCGGGCCGTGACGGTGGTCAGGCGCGGAAGGCGCCGTCTTTGATGAGGCTCTTCCAGAGTTTCCGAGCTTCGTCGCGAGCCATCACCCAGCAACCAGTGATCTGCCCGCGAGGCTGGTCACGGGTTACCTGCGTCACGTTGTAACGAGTCACCAAAATGTCCGCAGTAGCTTCACGAGCTGGGTCCCAGCCGTAGTCGCCATTGGGCTGAAAGTGGAAAGTCTGAGCGTTGTCCAGGCAGAGGGTGTGGATCATGTCTCTCGGGTTGGGGCGCCGGGTCGTCCGGCTTGCTCAAACAATACCACCATCGGCAACCGTGGTCAACCATTGATAGCGGCCTCCGATACGGTTTCAGATGCGGCCACCGCGACCGCATCACCGCGTCCATCCTTACGGGCAGGACCGACCGCTGAGCAATAAAAAAGCCCGCCGAGGCGGGCCAGTGCATCACCGTCCCAGGTCGTGCTCCAGGTCGCTGCAGGCATCCAGCAGATCAGAGAATGGCCCCGAGCTGCACAGCTCGTCCCATTGCTCGTCAGAGCAGAAATCCCGCAGCGCTTGGAATGCCGTGACCACGCGATCAGCAGTGCCGAGCGCCGTGGCCAGTTCCTGCAACTGGGTTGCGAGTGTATTCATCTTTCTAGGTGCGGTGGATCGCCGCCATCGCTGGCGACTTGGAAACAATACCACCACCAGCAACCATGGTCAACCCCTGCGCGTCCACCACGCTCCTGGCCACTCCAGCAATGCCGCCTGCCGCCTGTACGGCGTCGAGCCACTGCTGCTGCTCAGGTCTGAGCCTGCCGGTTGCGGTCTTGACCTCGATGCTGGTGAACACCGCCACCTGCTGCCCGACCATGTCCGGCGTGATGGTGCGTGTCGTCCAGCCGATCAGATCAGCGCTGCCCTTGCACAGGCCGAAGCTCACTGGGCGGCCATGCTGGTCGCGCAGCGTGCCGGTGTTGTTGCGGAAGACTTTGGTATCACCGTGGCTGATAGCCAGCCGGATCTCCTGCTGGATGCGTTGCTCGGTCACTGCTCATGCTTGCGATGGCCATGGGTAAATCATGCCTGAGCCAAACGTAAAACTCGTCTGCAGTCATGTCGCCCTTGAGCATATTGACAGATGAATGACACCAAACAAGGTTGTCTGGATGAAAAACCTTGGCAGGTCCAAATGCCGACGCTCTTGAAACTGGAAGCATGTGATCCAATCCAGCAGTAGCGCCTATTTCAATTTGTAGGCCAGTGTAAAAGCATTTGCCTGTCCATTTATTTTTGATGTCATCTCGCCACTGCTTGCGCACGGCGATACAAAATTGATCGACATAGCATGATCCTCGCCTTGCGGTGCTTCCAGGCATTTTGCGCCTGCGATCAAACTTAAATGCTTCTTGAATGACTGAATCCATTTGACAATCAGCGCATTGCTTGCGCCGTACCAATGCTGGCCTTTTGTAGCATTTTGTGCACATGCCGAGTTGCTTGCAGTGATCTCGGCGTTTTTTTGAATACTCGGCTTGATTCCAAGTCATAGTCCGTGCCTTTTAGCTAGACGTGCCTGATACACCCGCTCTGCCCATCCTCGCTTGTAGCCGCGCTGCTGCGCCAGCTGGCGGAGGTCGTCGAGGGTTTGGGCGGTGCCTTGCTCGCGCTTGCGCTCACGGGCAGCAAGCTCCACCAACTCACCCTCCACCTGTTGCAGCTCACGCACCTCCGGCGCAAACTGATGGCCGCACTCCAGGCATTGCCGCACCTGGCTGGCCATGGCGGCGAAGCACTGCGGGCAGACCTTGACCGATGGCGCCTTATCGCGGTCGCGCTTGGCGATGCCCTCCAGCGTCCATTCCCGTGGCTCTAGGTGGTGCCCGAGTCGCAGAGTGTTGCCCACGTGGTCAAGGATGACCGCCGCCTTGCCTGGTGATGGCCTGAGGCACCGACCGATCATCTGAAGGTGAAGGCTCACACTCTGGGTTGGCCGCAGCAGGATGCAGCCGCCGACCGATGGCACGTCTACGCCTTCACCGATCAGGGCGCAGCTCGTCAGCACCTTGATCCGACCGGTGCCGAGCGCCTGCAGCAGGTCGCGGCGTGTGGCGCCATCCATGCTGCCGTCGATGCTGGCGGCTGGGATGCCAGCGCCCATGAATAGATGAGCCACAGCCTCGGCATGGGCTACAGAGCAGCAGAACGCAATTGCCGTCTGACCGCTTAGGTGTTTGCGGTAGTGGCTCAGGCAGTCGCCCATGATCGTGCCGACGCGTTGCTCGGCCTCTTTGGTGTCAAAGTCGCCCATCCGTTTGCGTAGCCCAGTGGTATCGAACCCTGGCGGTGCCAGCACCCGAGCACGCGCCAGGAAGCCGTTATCCGTCAGCCATGCAGCGCTCGGGCCCTCGACCATCGCCTGATACCACTCGCCAAGGCCGCGGCCATCACCACGACATGGCGTCGCCGTCACCCCCAGCAGGTGCGCTGATTGAAAGTGCTCGATCGTGACTCGCCACTGATTGGCATTGGTGTGGTGCGCCTCATCGACGACCAGCAACTGAAAGAAGTCCCGAGGCAGCTTGTGCAGCCTGCGGGCCAGGGTCTGCACGCTGGCAACCTGCACCGCATGGCTCAGGTCCATGCTGCGGCCTGCACGGATGCAACCATGGGCGACGCCCATGCTGCTGAGGTTGCGGCTGGCTTGATCCAGCAGCTCTTGCCGGTGGACCAGGATGCAGACGCGGTTGCCTTTGCGTGCGGCGGATTGGGCGATGTGGCTGAAACACACGGTCTTGCCGCCACCGGTCGGCAGCACTGCCAGCACAGCACGCCTGCCCATCTGGTACTGCAGGCGGATATCGGTGATCAGCTGTTGCTGGTAGGGACGGAGGTTCATAAAAACAGCTCCAATTGAGTTCCTTCAGGTACGCAACCATGGATTGCAATCTGCGCCATGCGAACGGTTCGCCGCTGTTGATCATATGCAGGTCTTGCATATCCAAGTTGGTACAAATGCAAGTCGTTTTGAAGTATGGCAATGGCCACGGCACGCCAAGACGGAGCGCGTCCAGATGCAGCTATCTTTGCTGGCACCTCATCTGGTATCCCCCCCGAATAGCAGCGGCGCTGCCAAGTCTTGACGTATTCCAAGACTCGCTCGGTAGCACACCTCCCAGGCGCAAATGGTTCGATCCGCTTGTCGGTTCGCCAGTGTCCGTTGTTCATCGGTCAATAATCCCCATGCTTGTCGAGTGATGTCTTCAGGGCATCTAAGGGCCAACGCGCAGGCGGCGTGCCCTATCCATGCTTTTCGATTCAAGTTGTAATCAGTCAAGGCGTTAACGCAGCTGTTAGGCCATTCGTGGATGACTCGCCTCATGTATCGCCCGTAAAGGCGATGATTGCCGGTAAAGATAACAGCTCTTTGTAGGTAAAGGCGTCTGTTAGCGACCTCTCCCCACATATTGGCTGGCACCTCTTCCCATTGGTCAATTGGCAACCAAACTCTCTTCAGCTTCATCAGCTAACTCCGCTTCATCCATTTGATCGACCTCCCATGATTTGCTAAATTCTTTGCCAAAAAACAAAGAAGCCAAGCCCGTGACCTGTTTAAGGCGCAACAGCTCATCTGGGCTCATGCCAATGTGCTTGCAGATCCACGCGTCGCCCTTGCCCATTTCAATAAGCTCTGACACAATCACGCTCATAAGCTCAATGTTATGCGAGCCACGTGCACGGTTGTGTCGGATGGTTGAAGCCATCCTGTCGTGCAATTCTTTACGCAATACGACCACAGGAAGCCGACCGCCTTCGCGCTCGCGGATGCGCTGGCTGTTTTTTAGTGTCAAATAACGGTGAAAGCCATCAACAACTACATAAAGGTCTTGTTCGGCATCGTGTACTACCACGACGGGCTGCGTGTAACCATCCTCCCAAATTGATGTTTCAAGTAGTGCCATTTCAGGTGGCGCCACAGAGTTGGGGTTGTAATCGTTGGCGGTAACTTTTTCAATAGGAATGCTGCGAACAGAATAGACGGGAGATCGCCAAGGATAAGAGTCGTTTGCATCGTGAAGCTCGTCGCCCTTGAGGGGTGGATTGAAAACGCAGATCAGCGTGGTTGGCTCTAACGCTTCAAATGTGTGAGCATCGTGCTTGTCAAGCACGTAGGTCACGTCAGGGCCAACCGTAATCATTTCTTGCGTTGCTTCGTTGATCAGCAAACCTTTGCCGCTGATGCAATAGCAAGTTTCGAGATGGTGCTGATAATGCCAGCGGTGAGGCTTGCCAGGGTGGATAACAGTTTTGGTCATGCTGTAGCCCATGCCATCCGTTTCAACGACGAGACGATGACTGGTGAAACCACCGCGAGGGCATTGCACAACGCGATCGTCAGAAAGTTGAGCGGCGTTCAAAATTTTCATTTGATTGAGCGGTTGAGGACTTGGCTGTACTTGCGTTGAATTGACTTTTGTCGGCGCTGCTGCTCTTGCGTCGGAGCAAGGCCAAGGTATTTGCAAGTGTGGTCGTTCTTGAGAACAGTGATAGCGAATCGCTTCCATGACGTGACCATGCTGTTATGGCATGGCAGGTTATCAAGGTGGTCGGGCGGTACCTTGATGACAACACGGCGTAGGTTGTTGCCGCCATGGCGCGTGGTGCCGTTGATGTAAAAACGGATGCCAATGCGGCCAAGAGCTTCAATGATGACATCAGGAAGACCGCGCCCCACTCTGCCCCAGTAACGGATTGACTGAATGAAGCGCTGCTTAAAATTTGCGCTGGATTGATCTGGCAAAGTGGCAAGCAGGAACTTGACGAACGATTTCCAGGTGTGGCCGGCTGGCAGCCTGAAGGATTTGTAGTCAAGTTGTTTTCCGTAGGTGGCCATAAAGTTGGCGCCACCAACTCGTGCGCAAAGCCTGGCCCAAATCTGCGGGTCAATCACCCGATACATGGCAAGGCTAGATTTAGACTCTGACATGAACGGCGAGGCAACCCGCATTTTTTTGATTGGAATGCCAGCCATATAAAATACGTCGTAAAGTTTGTTGTAATTCCATCCGAACTTGGCGTTGGCAGTCCAGATGTCTTCTGTACGCCAGTCGTAAATTGGATAGCAATTAAAGGTGTGATCAGTATTTTTCTTTGTCCACATCATTCCATGCATTGTTTCTTTATCTTGATTCATGATTGCCCGAAACCGATTGAGTGATTCAACGGTGCGGATGCCAATCAGGTTAGCGCATGGTTCGCCTTGGCTGTACCACTCGGCAAACATATCCCAAAAAGTAGCGTAGTCCATATTTTCGACAAACAAATCGCCAAAAGGATGGTTTTGCAAATTAACAATATACTCTTGCTCCGGCATGGGGCGAATCCATCTGTGGCGATCGTTTTCGCCCCAGCATTGCCAATCAATCTCATAAGAAGAAACGGTGCATGGAAGCGTAATTGGAAGGCAGCACCAGTAAACATCAAGAACGTCTAAATTGTCTTGAATGATTTCGTGCATGAACTGCTCGCTGTGCGTATAATTCGCTTCATTGTCCATGATTTGCACGCCAATCTTAGTTTTAATTCCATGTTTGCGCACATAATCAATAACAAGATTCAACAGTACGCCAGAGTCCTTGCCTCCAGAGAAAGAAACGTAAATCCTTGCAAAGTTTGCAAAGATAAAGTCTAAGCGTTGCTGTGATGCAGTGTAAACATCTGCCTCTGTAAAAATCCTTATTTGGTTGCAGGGAAAAAGTAGGTGGTCACGTCTTCAACGGAAACCAACTCGCAGCCTGGATAGGATTTGGCAAAACCAATCCGAAGCTCGGTTTCTGTTTGGAACTGCGCGGTATTGACCACGCATGGCCCCCAGGGCCGGAGGTAGGTGATGCGAAAAATTGGTTTGGTTGGCGGCATGGCATCTCTGCTTGCCTTGTCACGGTAGCAGTGGCGGCTACAGTTGGCAAGCCACCAAGCCCGATTCGATGCGGTTAGCGCACCCAACACCAGTACGCCTTAGCCCTGGCCTACTGCAGTGGCTTGACAGATGGCGCGGCGATCGAATGTCGCGTGCCACCGCCATCAGGTTTTTGCTTCAGCAATCCATGGATCTGCACCGCGATGGCATCCTGTCGAGCACCCAGCGATGAGTCTTTCTCAAGAGCTTGCGCGGCTACCCGATGAATGGGGTTACGTCGCGGTCGATGGCCAGAAACGTCCATACCAGGCTAAGTGGCAAGAAAACCCGCTGAGCAAAGCCGATCTAGAAGCCGAGCTGGCATCCGGCCACGCCAAGGCCATTGGCGTTTGCTGTGGCGTGCCATCAGGAGGGTTGCTGTTTCTTGATCACGATGGTCGCAGCGCTAGCACCATCCTCCGCGAATGGGGTTGCCCCATGTCATCGCTGCCGCGATCGTGGACTGTCACATCAGGTCGCGATGGAAGGTTTCAAGTCATCTACCGCGTACCTGAGCAGTTCTGGCCCGAGATTGCCACACGCAAATACAAGTCAGGCGTCACCGACTCTGACGGCAAGCCAGAACAGGTAGAGCTTCGCTGGACCGGTTGTCAATCCGTCGTCGCTGGCGCCCACCCAACCACCACCGGCTACCACTGGGTCACGAAATACAGCCCCGAAGACCTCGATCTAGCAGAGGCGCCGCTTTGCCTAATTGAGCGGATGCTGAAGCCAGCGCCTGAGCCGGTGCCAGTTGCCGTCGTGGTGCACGGCACGGATGACTCAGCCAGGGCGCGGTCATACCTTGATGCGCTGTCTGGCAGCCGGGCCGATGACTACGACGACTGGTTAGCCGTTGGGATGGCGCTTCATAGCGTGGGCGACGACGCTTTGCTGGATGATTGGGAACAGTGGTCAGCGCAGTCGGGCAAGCACAAGCCCAGTGACTGCCAGCGCAAGTGGCGCAGCTTCAAAAAATCAGGCATCAGCCTCGGCACCCTTGGCGATATGGCCAAGAAAGACGGTTGGCGCTCGTCTAGGCGTGAATCGCGGGTTGCGTTTGCAACGGTTGCCGACGACAAGCAAGCTGATCCAAAGCCTCCGATCATCACCAAGCCGGAGAAGCTAGAGACTGCCGAGCTTTTGGCTCTGCTGCGGAGCCAGTCGGACGAGATCCGATACAACGTCTTCACACAGCAAATCGAGGTCAAAGGTGCCGTCATCGACGGCGCTGACCGCTTTTATCTCAAGCTCGCCGAAATGGGCTACAAGGTCGGCAAGGAGCTTGCCATTGACTGCCTCGTGCAGGTGGCCAATGAAAACCCCTACAACCCTGTCACCGAGTACCTGGCCCATTGCGAGCAGCAGGTGGAACCCGCCTACATTGACGGTCTGGCAACCGCCTATTTGCGGCCTGGCGACCAAGGCGGTGGAATCACCATCTACGACGAAATGCTGAAGCGCACCTTGATCGGCGCTGTCGCTCGCGCCTTTGACCCTGGCTACAAGCACGACACCGCCTGCGTGATCATGGGTGATCAAGGCGCCTACAAATCCAGTTTCTGGGGTTGCCTCGGTGGTCCGTTTTACTCGGACGCCTTGGGCGACATCAGCACCAAGGACGACGTTATGGTGCTCCATCGCTCCTGGATTATGGAATGGGCGGAACTTGATCACATCACAAACCGCAAGCACGCTGGACAAGTCAAGGCCTTTCTTTCTCAAGCTGTTGACCTACTTCGCGTGCCATACGGCAAAGCCGTTGAGGCATTTCCTAGACGTGGAATTATTGTTGGCACCACCAACAAAACCGCTGGTTTCTTGGTTGATGAGACAGGCAATCGCCGGTTCTGGGTAATACCAACAACCAAGACGCAAGTGGATCAAATCAACACCGCCATGCTCCTGATGGAGCGCGACGCGATCTGGTCTGGTGCCGTTCACGCCTACCGCAATGGTGAAACAAGCCGCTTACCTGTTGCTATGGAATTAGCCGTGCAGCAAGAAAATGATGCCTACATGATTGAATCTCCATGGCGTGCGGCCATCCTCAGCTACCTTGCCGACCGGCGATCCATGGAGCCGCTGACCTCTGAGGAAATCCTCGCCAAGGCCATCCAAAAGCCCATGGAGCGCCAGACCAAAGCCGATCAAATGCAGGTTGCATCCATCCTCAAAGAGCTGGGTTGGTCCAAAAAACGCGAATCGACCGGAAAGCGGCGGTGGTATTACCAGTTGGACGGCCAACATGACGGCTAGACGGTCAGACGCCTTGCGCCGCAAGGGGTTTCAGCCGCCTAACCATCGGGCCGACCTACTTCCCTTACAGAGTTACCCCGTACCCCCGCCCTTCCCCTCTTTACTTACTTACTACTAGAGGTTAGGAGGTTAGACGGTTAGGAGACGCCTTGCGCCGCAAGGGGTTTCGCTGTCCCAACCTCAAACCGCTGGTTGGACGTATGATCACCACTCGTTTTTCCCATCCCATGCAAGAAGTCAAAGTCCGTTTTCCAGCCGAAGACCTCGCCGTCCTGGATCAGCAGGTTGCTGTTGCCGGTGTCAGCCGTGCAGAGCTCGTGCGTAACAGAGCGTTAAGCCCTGCATTGCCACGGCTCACCGTCTCCGACTACCATCGCCTCGTGTCTGATGCCACCACCTACATGCGTGGTGATTTGCGTCAGCAACATGTCGAGCATCTCATTGCGTATGTCATCACACGACTTGATCAACATTCCCGCCAAGCAGACGCCGGTCATCAACCGGCTCAGTGACGCCATGGATCATGCGCTCGCCTACGCTTGCGCGATCCGCGACAATGCACAAGATGATCAGCAACCCATCCCCATGGATCTGGTTGCATCATTCAAGGCCGATTACGACAAGATCATCTCCGCACTCACCGAAGCTGCTCGATGAAAATCCTCGTCGCACAATCTGAACTTTCACACGCGCTCCGACTTGTCTCGCGTGCTGTCGGCAGTGGCCGCACGCATCAGATCCTGTCGGGCGTGCTGCTGCAGGCCGCTGATGGCCACCTGCGCGTCACCGCCTACGACCTGGACCTCGGCATCAGTACCACCATCACCGCCGCCGTGGAGGTGCCTGGAGCCACCGTCGTGCCGCATCGGCTGCTGGCGGACATCGCAGGCCGTCTGGACGGCTCTCAGGCGCTCTCGCTGGCCGTTGATGGCGCACGGGTCACGTTGACCGCTTCCAGCGGCTCTTACAGCCTCTCAGTGGCCTCTGCGGATGACTTTCCCGCATTGCCTGCCGTGGATGCCGCTGCAGGGGCTCCTGTGGACCTCTCCGGCGCTTTGGCTGCCGTGATGCCTGCTGTTGCGACCGACGCAAGCAAACAGCTGCTGACCGGCATCCACTTGCGCAGCGCTGGCGGCACGCTTCGCATCGAGGCCACCGACGGCCATCGGCTTGCCTCTCGATCCATCACCGCCGACATCGCAGATCTCGACGTGGTGGTGCCAGCCCGGACACTGCAGCAGGTCAAGCAGTCTGCCGTGCTGACCGTGGACAATCGCCAGGCGGCCATCGTGCTCGCAGACGGCACCACGATCATCTCCGGGACGCTGGAGGGCACATACCCGAACGTGCAGGCGCTTGTCCCTGCATCCTTCGCGCAGGTGCTGACCGTCAACCGGCTGTCATTGCTGCACGCTTTGGAGCGTGTCGCCGTCATCGCCGACAGCCACAACAGCGTCGTGAAGCTGCAGGTTGATGGCATGGCGCTCAAGGTTGCAGCCGAGGCTGAGGCCAACAGCGGCAGCGAGCTGATCGCCTGTGACGGCAAGCTGCCGACTATGGCGGCAAACGTTCACTACCTGATCGACGGCATCAAGGGCATCAGTGGTGATACCCTGAGCATCAAGACCAATACGGCAACGACGCCTGTGGTGTTCACTTCCGCCACTGACGCCGATAGCCTGTACCTGGTGATGCCTGTTCAAGTCCGGTAAATGAAGCCAGTTCGCACTCATCGAAAACTCAACGATGATGTGATCAAGAAGGTGCGCTTCCTCGCGGAATTCGGCGCACCTCTTGAACATCTGGCGCCTGCTGCTGGGGTTTCATATGCCATGCTTTGGCAATGGCTAAAGAATGCAAAAGGCCCCAGTCCAACACCGGAAGAACTCAAGCTGTCCGAGGCTATTGAGGAAGGTAGGGCTGCAGGTGGTATGCGGCTGATTGGCAAAGTTGCTGAAGCCGCTGAAAACAATGACCTGAAAGCAACAACGTGGATGCTCACGCATTCGCCTGCCTTTCGTGATCACTACAGCGATGCAGCCGCAATGCAGCGCTATCGGCAAGAAGGTATCGAGATGGCAGTGCAGGCAATCATTGACGCTGGCTTGCCACCTGATCAGGAGCGTGATCTGCTGCTAAGGATCAGCGCAAAGACTGGCCACAATGCGAACGCTTGATCCGATTGTTGCACGGCTTGCAACGCTTCAACTGGAGCGCAATGGCGCTAGTGAGGTGCGATTTGATGAGCAGCTGATTGCCATTCGCAACGACCTGCATCCTGGCCAGCTTGCGTTCGTCGAGGATCAGACCACCGAAATTCTCGGAGTGTCGGCAGGGTATGGCGCCGGCAAGACTCGGGCATTATGCGCCAAGGCTGTGCATTTGGCCGCGGCCAATCAAGGATTTATCGGTGCCGTGATGGAGCCGACCGGGCCGCTGATCCGGGACATCTGGCAGAACGACTTTGATGACTTCCTGGAGTCCTACGGGATCCCCTACACCTTCCGCGCCTCACCGCTGCCGGAGTATGTGCTGCACCTGCCTGGCGGTGATACCAAGATCCTATGTCGCAGCTTTGAAAACTGGACGCGGATCATCGGTCTGAACCTTGCATGGGTGCTGGCGGATGAGATCGACACCGTGACGCCAAGCATCGCCAGCCGAGCATTCCCGAAGATCCTTGGTCGTTTGCGGTCGGGCAACATCCGGCAGTTTGGCGCAGCATCAACGCCGGAGGGATTCCGGTGGATGTTCAACACCTTCGCCAGCGAGGATGCGCAAGGTCGCAGCGATCGCCGGTTGATCAAGATGCGGACGCAGGACAACCCATACCTGCCTGCGGACTTCATCGAACGGTTGCAGGCCAACTACGACCCGAATCTGCTACGCGCCTACCTGGATGGTGAGTTCATCAACCTCACTACCGGCACCGTGTACGACCGCTTCGATCGCGCCAAGCATGTGATCACCGAGTTGCCAGACATCAGCCGCGAACCGCTGAGAGTTGGCGTTGACTTCAACGTGGGCAATATGTCGGCGGTCATCGGCGTCCGCAGCGGCAAGGGCCTGGCGATCATCGACGAGATCAGCGGCGCCCATGACACGGATGCACTCGGCGCTGAGATCCGCAGGCGGTATCCAGACCATCGCATCTACGGCTACCCAGACGCGAGCGGTGGCAACCGCAGCACCAACGCAAGCCAGACCGACATTCAGATCCTGGAGTCCTACGGCATCAGCAACCAATCACCCAAGGCCAACCCGCCAGTCCGCGATCGCGTCGCAGCAGTGCAGGCGCTATTGGAGAACGGCAAGGGCGAGGTGCGATTGAAGGTCGCCAGCACCTGCCGCCGGATGATCGAATGCTTGGAATTGCAGTGCTACAGCGAGAAGGGCGAGCCTGACAAGGATGCAGGGCATGACCACATGAACGACGCGTTAGGCTATCTCGTGTGGCGTGAGTTCAACCCGCTACATGCCGGCGCAGGCCGGAGCACGGGAATCCGCCTGTACTGATCATGTATTCCGGCTACTCGTTCTACGATCGCAATCCAGCCCAGCGGCCTGTCACTGCAGTCAGCGATCCAAACTCCGCATGGTATGCGCAGGAGCCGCATTGGATCCTGATCGAAGACCTGATGCAAGGCACCTACGGGATGCGGCGAAAGCATCGCCGTTACCTGCCGCAGGAGCCCCGCGAGCTTGACGAGTCCTATGACAACCGACTGGCCCGCAGCGTGGTGCCGCCGTATTACCAGCGGCTGGAGCGGATGCTGGCTGGGATGCTGACACGCAAGCCCGTCAGGCTCACCGATACCAGCGACACGATCCGCGAGCAGCTGTTTGATGTTGACCTGCAAGGCAATGACCTGAACGTCTGGACCTACGAGACCGCGCGGAAACTGATCCGTTACGGCCACGTCGGCACGTTGGTTGATGCTCCGTCCGATGGCGGTCGCCCGTACTGGTGCACCTACACGCCACGGCAGATCCTCGGCTGGCGTACTGAGCAGCGCGATGGAGCGCAGCAGCTGGTTCAATTGCGGCTGATGGAATCCGTCGTCGTGCCTGATGGCCTCTATGGCGAGAAGGCGATCGAGCAGGTGCGGGTACTGACGCCAGGGCAATTCCAGATCCATCAGCGGCAGGACGATGGCGAGTTCAAGGTCACGGATGAAGGCACCACAAGTCTTGACGTGATCCCGTTCAGCGTCGCCTACGGGAACCGTCACGGCTTCATGGAGTCACGGCCGCCGATGGAGGACATTGCAGAACTGAACCTGAAGACCTATCAGGTGCAGTCCGACCTCGACAACCAGCTCCATATCTCAGCAGTGCCGATGCTGGCGTTCTTCGGCTTCCCGACTGCCGCCGAGGAAGTGTCAGCCGGACCTGGCGAGGCGATCGCCTTCCCCGCTGAAGGCCGCGCCGAGTATATCGAACCGCAAGGCCGCAGCTTCGATTACCAGTTCCGCAGGCTTGAGCAGCTTGCGATGCAGATCAACGAGTTGGGCCTGTCAGCAGTGCTAGGCCAGAAGCTCAGCGCCGAGACCGCCGAGGCGAAGCGGATCGACCGCAGTCAAGGCGACAGCACCATGATGGTGATTGCGCAGAACGTGCAGGACATGATCGACAACTGCCTGCAATTCCACGCGCAGTTCCTCGGGCAGAATGAAGCCGCTGGCAGCTGCCTGGTGAATCGTGACTTCGTCGGCAGCAGGCTCGAACCGCAGGAGATCCAGTCGCTCTTGGCTCTTTACACTGCCGGGACCATCACCCAGGAAACCCTGCTACAGCAGCTGGCTGATGGTGAAATCCTGGGGGATGACTTCAACGTTGAGGAGGAGCTAGATGCAACGTCGAATGGTGGCCTTGAGACAATGGACAGCCAAGCTGCTGCTTAGGCTTGCACTCATGGCCAAGCCCAACCGCCGTGGCCAGACGGTCGATTACACGATCACCAACCTGCCCGATGAAATCCTGGCAATCATCAGGACAACTTGGTACAAGGGCGACAAGGCAGACGGCGTTGATGAAGTGATCCTGATGGAAGACGGTCAACGCGGGTATGACGCCTTCGATGAGATCGTGAGCACCGGACTGATCGGCGGCGCCAACATCAGCATCCAATCGGCATACAACCCGCAGGACCTTGGCATCGAGCCATGAGCACTCCTAGCAGCCTGTACCGCAACGCGATCGACCTGAACCGCTACAGCAATAGCGTCGGCAGGCGGGTGATCAATGCTTACAACGACATCATCATTGATGCGGTGAACCAGCTCCGCACCATTGACGAGTTGTCGGCACCGGTGAAAGCTGCACGGCTTCGCGGCATCTTGGCGCAGCTGAAGGACAGCCTGGCGACATGGGCAGGCGACAGCACTGAGCTGACTGCCACCGAGCTGCAAGGCCTCGCGCAGCTCCAATCTGAGTTTGTGACCGAGCAGCTGCGGAAGGCGTTACCGGCCGGCAGCCGCAGCATCGTCAACACGGTTGAGATCAGCCCGCAGTTTGCGCAGTCGGTGGTGACGACCGACCCGACGCAGCTGAATGTGGTTGCGCTATCGGATGACCTGTACAAGTCCGTCTACGGCACCGAAGCCCTAGCGCAGCAAGCCGGCACCGGTACGTTCAATCTCACCGCAGCCAAGGGTGCAACGATCACATTGCCCAATGGCAGCACCGTGGAGAAGGCGTTTCGGGGCATCGCTGTGGATCAGGCAGAGCGGTTCAGCCAGGTGGTGAGGAATGGCCTGCTAACAGGTGAGACGACGCCATCCATCGCCAAACGGCTGATCGGTAATCTCCAGTTCGGCGAGGAGGCTCGTACGGTCAAGCAGCTCATCGCCGCTGGTGGCCAATCCACCGCGGTGGCCAACAACCAGGTCATGGCACTCGTCCGCACCAGCATCAACCAGGTCGCTAACACCGCCAGTCAGCAGGTCTACGAGGCGAATCAGGACATCACCAAGAAATACAAGTACGTCGCCACGCTTGACACCAGAACCAGCAGCATCTGCCGCGCCTTGGATGGCCGGGAGTTTTCGTACGGTCAAGGACCAATGCCGCCACAGCATTTCAACTGCCGCTCAACGACCGTTCCGGTGATCGACTACGAGGGCCTCGGCTTCAGCCCACCACCACCGGCAAGGCGTGCGTCAATGGATGGCCAAGTGCCTGCAAACCAGTCCTACGGCGACTGGCTGAGCAAACAATCCAAGGAGACACAGGAGGAAGTGCTCGGCAAAGGCAAGACCGCCTACTTCAATCGACTGTCCGACAAGTACGGCCCAAAGGATGCCATCGCCAAGCTCGTTCGTGATGATGGGTCAGAGCTAACCTTGAAGGACCTTCAGAAGCGATATGGCAAAATCCAAGAAGGTTGACAAGGTCGCCAAGATCATGGGCGAGTTCAAGCGCGGCACCTTGAACACCGGCAAACCAGGTCCCGGCAAAGGACCGAAGGTCAAGAGCCGCAAGCAGGCGATTGCCATCGCATTGAGCGAAGCCGGTAAGTCACGGAAGCGGAAGTAATGGCACGCAAGAAGCCCGGCCTCTACGCCAACATCAACGCCAAGCGCGAACGGATTGAGTCTGGCGCCAAGGAACGCAAGGCGCGACCCGGTGAAGCTGACTACCCAGACAAGGGTGCATTCAAGGCCGCGGCCAAAACTGCCAAGCCACGCAAGCCGAAACGCAAGTGACCATCACCTACCGCGGTGAGCAGTTCGAGGGTTACAACCAGCCCAAGCGCACGCCGAACCACCCAACCAAATCCCATGCCGTACTCGCCAAGGAAGGCGAGACGGTGAAGCTTATTCGTTTCGGTCAGCAGGGCGTATCTGGCTCTCCGCCACGAAAAGGAGAAACAGCAGCAGACAAGGCCAGAAGGGCATCATTCAAGGCGCGTCATGCCGTCAACATAGCCAAAGGCAAGATGTCGCCCGCCTACTGGGCCAACCGCGAAAAATGGTAGCCTTGATCTGTATTTGACCCTGCGGGTTGTTCATGTCTGATGAAATCCAGAACCAGGAGCCTGCGGCAACTGGTGAGGCTGAAACGCTGCAGCGCAGCATTGAGGCGCTTGAGCGAAAGAATCAAGAGCTGATTGCAGAGCTGCGTGCAGCCAAGAAAGCACCCAAGCTGCCGGATGGTGTCAATGTCGATGAATTGCTGGAGTTCAAGCGAAGCTACGAGCAGCAACAGCTTGAGTCGAAAGGAAACTATCAGGAAGCTCGACAGGCTCTGGAGCAGCAGTTCCGCGAGGCGACGGCGGAGAAGGACAAGCGCATTGCCGAGCTTGAAGTCAGAGTCCGAGAACTGGAACTCATCACTCCAGCAGTGACCGCACTGGCCGACATCGTGCATGATCCAGACATGGTGCTAAAGACCAAGCTCAGCGCCGATCAGATCGAACGCGAGCCTGACGGCACTGTGGTTGTGGTTGACGGCTACCAGCGGACGCCAATGGGCGAATGGGCCAAGAGTCTGCCGGCATGGATGCAGAAGCAACCCAAGCCTCAAGGCGGCGGAGCGCCATCAGGGCAGGTGAGCAGCACCGCCACAATTGGCATCAAAAACCCATTCAGCCGCGAATCGTTCAATCTCACCGAGCAATCACGGCTCTTTAAGACTGATCGGGATCTATACGAAAGACTCAAAGCATCTGCGAATCGCTAAGATAATCACAACCGGCCGCGCTGGTGCCAAGGGCTGCGCCCACTGATCACAAATCCCCTTCAGGAGAAACACCGTGGCGACTCTTCGCTCCGATGTCATCATCCCCGAGGTTTTTACTCCGTACGTCATTGAGCAAACCACCGTCAGGAACCAGTTCCTGCAAAGTGGCGTGGCTCAACCCATGGCGGAGCTGAATGCCACCGAGGGCGGTGACTTTGTCAACATCCCATTCTGGAAAGCCAACCTCAGCGGCGACGCTGAAGTGCTGACCGATTCAACCAGCCTCACGCCTGGCAAGATCACAGCCGACAAGCAAATCGGCGTGATCCTTCACCGTGGCCGCGCTTTTGAATCACGCGACCTGGCGGCTCTTGCTGCCGGCGCTGATCCCATGGCCGCTATCGGCGACAAGGTCGGCGAGTACATCGCCAACCAACAACAGAAGGACCTCTACAAGTGCCTTGAAGGCGTGTTCGGCAGCCTCACCGGCTCCGACTCTCCCGCCTTTGATGCGCTGCGCTTTGACACCAGTGGCATGACCACCCTGGGGCCGAAGCAGGTCGCGCAAGCCCGCGCCAAGCTCGGTGATCAAGGTGACAAGCTGGCTGCTGTTGCCATGCACAGCGCCTGCTATTACGACCTCGTGGAGCGCAAAGCCATCGACTACGTCAGCACTGCTGACGCTCGTGGCACCACCACCACCTTCAGCGGTGGCTCGCTGGTCTCTGCCTATGGCGGTGACAACTCAGTCCCGACCTACATGGGCCTGCGCGTGATCGTCTCCGACGACATCACCAACAGCGGCGGCAACTACGCCTGCTACTTCTTCACCCAAGGCGCCGTCGCCACCGGTGAGCAGCAGGCACTACGCACCGAGACCGACCGGGACATCCTGGCCAAGTCCGATGCCATGGCCGTTGACTGGCACAACATCTACCACCCGGTAGGTGCCAAGTGGGCCGTCACCACCACCAACCCGACCGGCGCACAGCTGGCCACGGTTGGTAACTGGTCGAAGGTGTACGAAACCAAGAACATTGGTATCGTCCGCGCGACCATCACGTCCAACTACGACTGATAGGAGGACCTAACCATGGCTTCGATCTTTGAACTCGGTGACATTCCTGGTGGCCTTCTGCCAGGTCAATGCACCCTTGCCGAGGTGACCAACACGGCCACCTTGACCGCTGCTCAGTCCTACAACGCAATCGTGCGTGGCGTGCCTACCAGCACCGCCACCTACACGACGGCAGCCGCCTCCGCCATCATCTCCGCCATCGGCGGTGACTGCGCAGTTGGTACGTGCTTTCGCGTTGTTGTGCTGAACGCTGCGGCTAGCGCCATCACCATCACCGTTGGTGGCGGCTCTGGCGTGACTGTTTCCGGTGTTGCCACCGTGGTGCAGAACGCCTCGAAGGAGTTCATCGGCTACGTCACCAACGTGACCGCAGGCTCCCAGGCCATCACCCTCTACGGCCTTGGATCCACTGGATCTGCTGTTGCCTGATGGGGCTGTTCGCTTTTAGGCGACTGCGTGAACGCGAGGCTGCCTCTTTGGAGGCGGCCTCTTTTTCCACAGAGAGCCCGGCTACGCTTGACGTAGCAACTGACGACACTACCGAGCGATTCAATGGCGATCAGCCTCAACGCAACAGTGGGCGGCGCAAGCGCCAACTCCTATCTGACGCTGGCTGATGCGCAAGCCATCGTTGACGGCATGGTGCAAGATGCTGATGTCACCGCATGGGGAACAGCAACTACTGACGCCAAGAATCGCGCACTTTACACCGCTGCGCAGAGGCTGGATCGTGAAAGGTTCCTTGGTGCTCGCGCTACTGACACTCAGTCAATGCAATGGCCCAGAACCGGCGTTCGCAAGCCTGACACCTACATCAATACATACGCAGTTGGCTTCCCATTCCGCATCACAACCGATTACTTCACCGACACCGAGATCCCGGATCAGGTCAAGCGGGCGCAGGTGGTGCTTGCCATCTACCTCAACAACAACACCGACGGACTGGGGCTTACCGGACTTGAGGACTATAAAAATGTCAAGATCGGCAGCTTAGATGTGACGCCAGCGCAGTCGATGGGCGTTGACAAGGTGCCACCACTCATGGAGCGCTACCTGACAGGGCTTAGAATCAGTGGGCCAGGCAACATCGCCATCCGCCGGAGCTGATCATGTCTGAATACGCCATCGGCTTTGAATACATCAGCGACACCGCTGCGCATACGGGGCGGTTCAATGAGCTTGTGGCCTTTGAAGATTCGGTGATCGCCAGCGCCGTGATTCTGAACCAGACCGGCAACACCTTCACCAGCGTGCCACTGAAGGCCGGGCAGTCAGTCGAGGCGGTGTTCACCAGCGTGACGCTGGCCTCCGGCAAGATCGCCGCCTACAAGATTTGATCATGAGCGACTCCAACGTCCTAGGCATTGATTACGCAAAAGGCGCTACCTTCGTCGGTGACACCACAACGCATACGGGACGATGGTGCGCGATTCACTTCACGACTAACACGCATATCGACACTATTGTCTCGGCGAACTACGACGGCAGTACGTTGTCAGGGCAAACTTTCGGCGCCTCAACTACGCTGTACGGTGTGTTCACCAGCATTAACCTGTCGGCTGGCCACTGCGTCGCCTACAAGCTCTGATGGCACTTGCAAGCTCGCTACGAAAGGCAGCCACCAAGCTGATGGCTAAGTTCGGCGGCAGCTTGACCTACCGCCAGGTGAGCAGTGGCGCCTACAACGCCACGACTGGCGCCATCACTGAAACCACTGCCGATTACACGGTGCGTGGCGTGCTGGAGGACGTCAACAAGCGTGAGGTCAATGAGCTGATCCAAGCCAACGACAAGCGGCTGATCCTGGCGGCTGCGGATCTTGCCGTGACGCCTAACACGGCTGACCGCGTGGTGATCAGCACGGTGTCGCATCAGATCATCCGCGTGCAGACGATCGAGCAGGACAACACGGCCATCACCTACGAGCTGATCCTGAGGGCCTGATCATGACGCGTCGCATCAACCTATCCCAGATCGGCAGCTACTCCACTGAGAAGTACGAACAGCTCCTGCGCGTGGTGGTGCTGGAGGTTGATGGCCGGTTGAAGCTTGGCAGCCCTGTTGATACGGGACGGTTCAGGATGAGCTGGGCCATCAGCGAGCAGGGCACGCCAGGCTATGACGCCGGACCGCAGGCCGGAGGCGGCGCAGTGCTGCCGCCGCGGCGGCTGGATTACCAGGTGGAGCGCGCTGGCAACAGCTATCACATCCACAACAGCCTCCCATACGCCGAGCCACTGGCTAATGGCCACAGCCCGCAAGCGCCCGCAGGTTGGACTGATCTCATCGCCCGCGAGATGACGCAATGGGCGCGGGCTGAAGCTGACAAGCTCGGGAGGGCTGACTGATGGCTGCTATTGACCTGAACACCGTCCGTGCCACCATCGAGGGCAGGCTGGCCACGGAGATGGCGCAATCGCCGTCCTATGCAGTGGTGTTCCACAACATGGCATACACGCCGACACCGGACAGTACTTGGCTCCAATGTCTTGTCAGCTTCGGCAACAACTCCTATCTGACGATGGGCGGCACTACCGGCAGCAACAACAGCGTCATCGGTGTCGTCGTCGTCAACATCTTCACCCCTAAAGGCGTTGGTCCTGGCGCGAACCTTGTGATCGGCAAGCGTGTTCGCAATCTCTACAATAGGGTTATCGTGTCGGGAGTTCACTTCGATCCCCCAACCGGGCCGGAGGTCATGGCTGCGCCATCTCCTGAAGGCTATTTCCAATCACAGGTCCGCATGACCTTTGAAACCTTCGAGGATCTCTAACCATGGCCTTCTATCGAGGCGAGCAAGGCTCCGTCAAGTTTGACGATGCAGGCTCAGCCAACACCACCATCGCATCCACGCGTTCATGGTCGATGACCATTGAAAAGGACGTGCTGGAAACCACCGCTCTGGGCGCCACCTACAAGTCCAACATCGGCGGCCTGATCGGCGGTAGCGGCACCGTTGAGGTGCTCTATACCGCATCAAGTGCTGATGAGACTAATGTCTTCATCAAGGCGGCCAATACCGCCACTGATGGAGCGACAGCCACCTTTGAGCTGTTCCTTGACACCAGCGGCACCAAGAAGATTAGCTTCACCGGGCTGATCACTTCCGCCGAGTATGGCGCCACCGTCGGCGAGCTTGAAGTTATCACCTGTAACTTCACCACTTCCGGTACCATCACCACCTCGATCTGATCATGGCTTTCTATCGCGGCGAGCAAGGTACTGTCTTTTTCGATAAAGACAGCAGCGGCGGCATCTCCGAGATCGCTGCCGTGCGTTCATGGTCAATGACCGTGGAAAAGGATGTTCTTGAGACCACCGCTCAAGGCGCAACCTACAAGGCCAACATTGGCGGACTCCTTGGTGGTACCGGCAGCATGGAGGTGCTGTACGATGCTCCAGGTGCCGGCGATAAGCTGGACCTGATCAAGGATGTCGGCACAGCAACCGATGAAGGCAATGCCTTCGTTGAGCTGTACCTTGATGAAACTGGCGGCAAGAAGATCACGGGTAGCATCGTGATCAACTCCACCGAATACGGCGCCACTGTCGGCGAGCTTGAAATGGTGACGATCAACTTCACCATGAACGGAACAATCACTCTGAGTGTCTGATGCCTGCAACAACCCGCACCGTTGACCTGCTCACCGGTGCTTTTGATCTGACGCAACGTCGGCGGTTTGACGTGAAGAAAGAGGATGGCACGGTGGTGCTGTCGCTCTACTTCACGCCAATCACCCGCGCCGATCGCAAACGTGCCACCGGGCTTTCAGGCACCGATGAAGCGCTGGACATCAGCACGCAGATGCTGTGCCATAAGGCTGAGCTTGAAGACGGCACCAAAGCCTTCGCCGCAGCTGATGCGGTGAAACTGCAACGGGAACTGCCGGAGCAGGTGCTGAATGAGCTTGAGTTGTTCCTGTTTGGCCTCGGCCAAGCTGAATCCCTGGAGACAGCAAAAAACGACTAGAAGCCGACAACTGGCTCTTCTTTGAGTTTTTCCTGGCGACTGAGTTAGGCAAGACCGTGAGTCAGTTGCGGCAAGAATTGACAGATGATGAGTTTGTGCATTTTGCCGCCTACTACGAGGTAAAAGGCAAGCGCGAGCAACAGGAGATGGATAAGGCAAAACGCCGCAGCCGGTAGACTGGCATCAAAGGTCGGTTCCTGCTGTGGCTGTTGCTGTTGTAGACGTACGGGTAGATAGCTCTGCTGCAGTACGGAATCTGCAGCAGGTCGGCAACGCTGGCAGGTCTGCAGAGACAGCCATTGGCGGACTGACAAAAGCACTGGGACCATTGCTCGCTGCATTTGGAGCGATGCAGGCTGCGCAATTTGTTTTTGTCAAAACCGCTGAGCTTGAGACACAGACACGCAGCATCCAGGTTCTGACTGGCAGCGCACAACAAGCCAAACAGATCATCTCAGAGCTCCAACAACTTGGCGCCGTAACGCCATTCACCAGCACCGAGCTGATCGACGCGGCTAAGCGGTTGCAGGCCTTCGGCGTCGAGGCAAAGAACGTCGTCGAAACGACTCGCAGGCTGGCTGATGTCAGCGGCGCAACTGGCGCTGAGCTGCAAGGTCTAGTGACTGCCTACGGGCAAGTACAGGCGAAAGGCAGACTGCAAGGCGAGGAGCTATTGCAGTTTCAGGAACGTGGCATCGCGCTGCAAGGCGAACTGCGGAAGATGTATGGCCTCACGGGTGAAGAGTTCCAAAAGGCTCTAAGCAAAGGGCAGATCAGTGCTCAGGCCGTTGAAGTGGCAATCGTCAGGCTGACCGAGAAAGGCGGCAAATACGCCAATGGCGCCATCGCGCAATCGGACACCTTGGCTGGCAAGTTCAGCACATTGCAAGACGGAATTGATCAAGTCGCAAGGGCAATCGGAACCAGCCTGACGCCAGCACTTAAAGGTGCTTTAGACGTGGCCATTGATCTTGTCACCCGTATGGGGCAAGCATTTGCAGCATCGTCAATTACCGACAAAGAAAAGCAAGCGATGCTTGCACGCGCCCAGTCGTCAATCTCTCGGGATTATGGGCCACTTCCAGGAGGCGTGTTTGGCGTAGGTGAAGTACAAATGAAGCTTGGAGGCAGGATCTATAAAGGTCAGCCGGCAGAAGTGGCAGCACAGATGACCAATGCCATGATCAATGCCGAGGTCGCTCGCCGTGCCCAGGTCGGGCTAACGCCAACCCAGCAACGACCGGTCAACACGGCTGTACCTGCTTTGCTAGCACCTGCTGGCGATGCTGATAAAGAGGCTAAGAAACTGGAGGCAGAGAGAAAGCGCAGAGAGAAAGAGGCTGAAAGGATCAGGCAACAGATACAGCAATCCAGCCAGCAACTGGACTTAACGCGTGCTATCTACGACGTAGAGAGCCGCATTCTGAGTGCTAGGGAGCAAGGCAGTCAGCCGCTTGTCCTTGCGCGCGAAGCACAAAAAGAATTGCTGCGCATTAACGCCGAATCCATCAGGATTAAGACCGATAAAGAACTGCCAGCGGCAGCCAAGAAGAACAAACTTGATGAGCTAGCAGTGCAATCTGCCACTGTATCGCGGCAGCTTGCATTCGATGTGTTCACCTACGAGAAGGAGCGCTTCAAGTCAGCAGCTGGCGCAATGCAGCAACTTGAGGATGAACTCAAACTGCAGCAGGCCAAGCTAAATGGCACTGAAGCTGAAGAAATACTGACTCAGCAGATCCGTGATCTCAAGGCGCAATACCCTGCGCTCAACGAGGCTGACATCAGAACCACACTTCAGAAGACGCAAGCACTCAAGCAACAGATCAGCGCTGCCGAGCAGTTGAAATCGCTCTATGCCGACATCGGCATGTCGATCAAGTCAGGCGTCGTTGATGCCATCCAAGGTGCCATCGACGGCACCAAGAGCCTGCAGCAGGTTGCCGTTGACCTGCTCAACAGCATCGCCAACAAGCTGCTCGACGTGGCCGTCAATATGGCGCTGTTCGGCGCGATGTCAGGCACCGGTACTGGCGGCGGATTGCTTGGTGGGTTGTTCAAGCCACGCGCCCAAGGCGGCAGCGTCACCGCTGGCCAGCCGTATCTCGTCGGCGAGCGTGGACCTGAGCTGTTCATGCCAGGCCGCAGTGGCGGCATCGCGCCGACCGGCAGCTTCGGTGGCGCTGGCGTCAATGTCACCGTTAACGTCACCACAGGCGGCAGCAGCGTTCAAGGCGATCAGACGCAAGGCAGGCAGCTCGGGATAGCAGTGGCAGCAGCGGTACAATCGGAATTGATCAAGCAGAAACGGCCTGGAGGGCTGCTCGCCTGATGGCTACCTTTCCCTCCACGCCAGCACCTGCCTACGGCGCCGAAAAGCGCAGCAGGCCAGCAGTCCGTAGCGTCAAGTTCGGCGATGGCTACGAGCAGCGCTTGACGTTCGGATTGAATCAGAACCCGAAGTCATGGGCGCTGACATGGAACAACATCTCCGAAGCGGACTGCGACACGCTTGAAGCGTTCCTTGATGCACGCGGCGGGCAGGAATCCTTCGACTGGACGCCACCTGATACGGCAACGTCCTACAAGTGGATCTGCCGCGAATGGAGTAAGGCGATCCCATACACCGGCAGGGCCAACCTATCGGCGACATTTGAGCAGGTGTTCGAGCCATGAGCTTCACGGCATGGGCCGCCACCACTGCGTTCGTCGTCGGTGATGTACGCCGCGCCACGACGCTACAGACCAGCGGCCTTGTATTCCGCTGCACCGTCGCAGGCACCAGCGCCAGCACTGAGCCGGCATGGCCGACCGACATCGGCAGCACGGTCACCGACGGCACGGCAACCTGGCAGGCGATCAGCAGCGTTTACGAAGAGCTGGCGGCGCTGGCGCCTAATGCCATCATCGAGTTATTCCAGTTGAAGCTGGTCGCTGCGCTTCACGGCAGCTCTGACACCTACTACTTCCATGCTGGCGCCAATGCTGCCGTTACCGGCAACATCGTATGGAACGGTCAGACCTACATCCGCCTGCCGATCCAGGCAGAGGGCTTCGAGTACGGCAATACAGGCACCCTGCCGCGGCCAACGCTCAGCGTCGCGAATCTCGGCGGCGAGATCAGCGCTTTGCTGCTCATCGCCAATGCGTTCACGCCAGGCAATGACCTTGGCGGTGCGACCGTGACACGCATCCGCACGTTGAAAAAGTTTCTTGATGGCGAGGCAGCGGCTGACCCGCACGCGAAGTTCCCAGATGAAATCTGGTACATCGACCGCAAGAGTGCCGAAACACGCGACGTGGTGCAATGGGAACTGGCCAGTAAGTTTGACCTGGCAGGCATGATGATTCCCAAGCGGCAAATCATCGCCAACATCTGCCAATGGCAGTACCGCTCGGCGGAATGCGGCTATGCCGGGGCGCCAGTCGCTGGTGCAAACGACCAACGGCTTACGTCATCAAGCAATGCCACGTTGCAGGCCTATTACGACGCTCTGGCAACATATCAAGACGCTAACGCCACCACGAGATCAACATCAGCAACTCTGGCCACAGCAACCAATGCCCTGTCTTATGCGCAGGGAAACTACACGCTACAGGAGACTCGCTACAACTCCAGCACTGATTATGTGCGTTACACCAAGAAAACGGGAGCCACAACCGCAGAATGGAGCAATGCCGCTGTTTCGCTAGGTGCGACGTATCGACGTGGCGACCTAGTTAGCAGTTCTGCCTCATACGAGAATTACAGGATCCAGCGATGGGCAACAAATGCCGCTGCCATCTCCGCTGCTCAGTCAACGTACAACACGGCCCTAAGTGCCTACAACTCGGCTGTCTCGGCAGAGGCTACGGCTAAAACAGCTTACGAAACCGCACGCGACGCATACCTAGCACTGGTGCCATCTGGCGCCAGTGCTGATGATGTATGCGGCAAAAAGCTATCAAGCTGCAAGTTGCGTTTCTATGGTCCGCTTGGTGATGCAACCAGCGAGCTGCCGTTCGGATCATTCCCAGGAGCGGGGCTGACGCAATGAGGCTGACCGATCACCTTAAGGCTGAGATTCTCGCGCACGCCAAGGCCGAGGATCCTCGCGAGTGCTGCGGTCTGGTCGTTGTGGTCAAAGGGCGTCGTCGCTACTTTTCCTGCCGCAACATTGCCGCCACGCCATCGGAGCATTTCGTCATTGACCCAACCGACTACGCGGCCGCCGAGGACGCTGGCGAGATCGTCGCTGTCATCCATAGCCACCCGACTACGCAGCCGCAGCCGTCACCAGCCGATCAACTGAGCTGCAATGCCACGGACCTGCCATGGGTGATCGTCAATCCCAAGACCGAGCAATGGGGCGGCTGCGAGCCGTCTAATTTCGAGCTGCCATACGTCGGCAGGGAATTTGTCTTTGGCGTCGTCGATTGCTATGCCCTGATCCGTGATTGGTACGCCCGCGAATGGAATCTGTACCTAGCCAATTTCGAGCGCCGCGATTTGTTCTGGGAGCGTGGTGAAAACCTCTACATCGACAACTACAAAAGCCAAGGCTTCCGTCAGGTCCCATTTGCTGATCTTCAACGCGGCGATCTGATCCTGATGCAGCTCAGCGCCAACCTGCCAAACCATGGTGCCATTTATCTTGGCGATCAGCAGATCCTGCACCATGTTCAAGGCAGGCTGTCGAGCCGTGATGTTTACGGTGGCTATTATGTGAAAAACACGGCCATGGTCCTACGGCATGAAAGTCGTTAAGGTCTACGGCGCACTCCGCAAGAAGCTGGGCCAGTGCCGCTTTGAATTTCACGCTGACACGCCAGCGCAGGCGCTGAAAGCTCTTTGCGTCAATTTCCCTGGCCTCGATCGTTGGTTTGTTGACCGCGAAGGCGATGGGATGCACTTCCGCGTCACCGTCGGCCGCGAGAAGATTACCAACGACGCACCCGAAGGCCTCGTGCTGCCCTGGAGCGAGCGTGAGGTCTTCAGCATCACGCCTGTGATTACCGGCGCTGGAGAAGGCTTTGGCAGCGTGTTGGCAGGCATTGGGTTGATTGCGATTTCCTTCCTGCTGCCCGGTGCGGGCATCTTCGGAACAACGAGCATCTTTGGCGCTGCTGCGGCAACTGCCGGAACCGCCGGGGCTCTCACTACATTGGCGACATCTTTGAGCATTATGGGTGCCGGCCTCATTCTTGGCGGTGTTGCGCAGATGATTTCCCCTCAGCCTCAGTTGGGCTTCAACGTTGGCAAGGAAGCCGCACGTCTTGAATCATTTACCTTCAGCGGCATCGTCAACACCACTAAACAAGGTCTGCCCGTACCGATCGCCTACGGTCGCGTGTTCACTGGTTCTGCAGTGATCAGCAGCGGCCTTGATGTGGATCAACTGCGATGACAGACCTTATTCGTGGTGCAGGCGGCGGTGGCGGCAAGGGCGGCGGTGGCGGCGGGCAGCATACGCCTACTGAATCCAGTGATTCACTCCAGTCAGTTCAGTACGGCACAGTGCTGGACCTGCTCAGCGAAGGGGAGATCCAGGGGCTTGATGATGGGCTGAAGAGTGTTTATCTGAACGATACGCCTGTTCTTGGTCCTACCGGCTCTGCTAATTTCACTGGCTACATCACAGAATTCAAAACCGGAACGCAGTCTCAAGCTGCTGTCACCAACATTCAAGGCATTGAATCAGAGACTGGTGTCAATGTTGAAATCACATACCCTACGCCTGTAGTTCGTACCATCACTGATACCGACGTTGATCGCGTTCGCGTCACGATCCAACTGCCTTCGCTTCAGATCAGCGAAACCGACGGTGACATCGTCGGTCATTCGGTACGGATTCAGATCCAGGTTCAATACAATGGCGGCGGCTATACCACAGTCAAAGATGACACGATCAGCGGCAAAACTACGAACAGCTATCAGCGTGACTACATCGTGCCACTGACCGGCACATTCCCCGTTGACATCAAGTTGGTTCGCGTTTCGGCTGATGAGGTCAGTGCGTTACGTCAAAACATAACCTATTGGTCCAGCTACACCGAAATCATTGACGAAAAACTGCGCTACCCAAACAGCGCACTCTCGTATCTGCGCTTCGATTCGCGCCAGTTCAACAACATCCCGCAGCGCAAATACCTAATTCGCGGCATCAAGGTACGCCTTCCCTCTAATGCCACGGTCGATACCACCACTTACAAAGGCCGCATCACCTACGCTGGCGTCTGGGATGGCACCTTCGGCGCTGCTACATGGTGCGCCGATCCAGCTTGGTGTTTGTGGGATTTGCTCACCAGCACTCGATATGGCGCAGGTATTCCAGAATCCAGCCTCGACCGCTATGACTTCTATGCAATCAGCCAATACTGCAATGAGCTGGTAAGCAATGGATTTGGCGGATTGGAGCCGCGCTTCATGTGCCATGTCCTGCTCAACAGCAGAGATGAGGTCTACAACATCATCCAGGAGTTCGTCTCGATCTTTCGAGGCATCGCCTATTACGGCGCTGGCTCAATGGTGGTGCTTGCCGATAAGCCAATCGATTCGCAATATATCCTCGGGCCGAGCAATGTCATTAATGGCAACTTCAGCTACAGCGGCAGTTCGCAAAAGGCACGCCACAGCACTGCCACGGTCGCCTATCAGTCCTACGAATCACTCGGCGAGGTTGAGTTTGAATATGTCGAAGATTCCAACGCAGTCGCAAAATACGGCGTCATCAACAAGGACCTGAAGGCCTTTGGCTGCTACAGCCGCGGCCAGGCCCATCGCCTCGGTAAGTGGGCGCTGCTGACTGAGCAGAACCTGACCGAAACCGTCAGCTTCGGCGTCAGCATTGACTCCGGCATTGTGCTGCGGCCTGGCATGGTGGTTGGCATCGCCGATCCAGTCAAGTCAGGATCTAGGAGGTCAGGACGCATCACGTCTGCCACCACGACAGCGATCACGGTTGACAACACCAGCGGGCTGCCAACGACTACAGCAAACAGCCCGACGATCTCAGTTTTGCTGCCTACAGGCCTTGTTGAGACGCGCAACATCAGTTCCATTGCTGGCAGCGTGTTCACCGTGTCATCAGCCTTCAGTGAGGCGCCCAATCCGGCCGCTGTCTTTCTGATTGAAACCACCAACATCCAAAGCAACCTATTTCGTGTGCTCAGCGTTGCCGAGGGGCAAGATGGCGCGTTCTCGATCACGGCGCTTTCGTACAACGAATCCCTTTATGCCGCGATTGAGTCTGACCTGAGCCTGGAATTCAGGGACATCAGCGATCTCTCCGCTGTCCCTGATCCACCAAGCTCAATCACTGCCACCGAACACCTATACATCGACGGCCAAAGCGTCTTGACGGCTGTTGAACTCAGCTGGATCAGCCCGGTGGCGCGTGTTGATACCTTCCGCGTTGAATACCGCCTTGATGACAACAACTGGAGCCAGCTCGAAACAGCCTCGCCATCGGTGCGACTGACTGGGCTAAAGGCTGGCACGCTCTACGTTCAAGTCCGCAGCATGAACGGCCTTGGCAAGCTCAGCCCTGCTGCTACGGCGCAGTTTGAGCTTGTCGGCAAGACCGCACCGCCAGGAGACGTGACCAATCTGACCATTGAGCCGATCAGCGCCAATAGCGCACGGCTGCGGTGGGATCAGACCATTGACCTCGACGTGAAGACAGGCGGCAAGATCTACATCCGCCACACCAACCTCACAGATGGCAGCGGCACATGGAGCGACAGCGTTGACCTGATCCCCGCCAAGGCAGGTGCCGCAACCGAGGCCATCGTGCCATTGGTTGAAGGTCAGATCCTTGCCAAGTTTGAAGATGATGGTGGCAGGCAATCAGTCAACGAGGCAAGTGTCATCGTTGATTTCCCCGATGCGCTGGGATACCTCGTTGTTGATGCACGCCGCGAAGATCAAGATGCTCCACCGTTCCAAGGCACCAAGGATGGCGTGTTTTACAGCGATGAATTTGATGCGCTGACCATTGATGGCGACTCATCCTTTGATGCCATCCCAGACCTAGATCTGGTCAGCAACATCGACTATTTGGGCAACATCTTGACGCAAGGCGAATACACGTTTGCCAGTACCCTTGATCTTGGCGGGATCTACGCCTTGGACCTCAAGCGTTATTTCGTCACTCGCGGTTTTTACCCGACAGACACGATTGATGCCCGATTTGATCTGATTGATGACTGGACCAATTTCGATGGCGACGTGGTTGATCAGGTGAATGCACGCTTGCTGCTGCGCTCCACCAACGACGATCCAACCGGCACGCCAACGTGGTCTGATTGGCAGGATTTTGTCAATGGCACGTTCCTAGCTCGGGCGTTCCAGTTCAAGGCCCAACTAGAAAGCAGCAACACATCGCAGAACATCTTGATCGATGCGCTGGGCTATGAAGCGACATTCCAGCGCCGCACTGACCAAAGCACTGCCACCATTGCCAGCGGCGCAGGATCCAAGGCTGTGGTGTTCGACGATCCGTTCTACACGCTTGGCGGTACGGTCTTCCCTGCAATCGGCATCACGGCGCAAAACATGGCCAGCGGCGACTACTACCAGATCACCAGCATCAGTGGCACTGGCTTCACGATTACCTTCAGGAACAGTGCTGGCACAGCAGTGGACCGTAACTTCACATACAGTGCAACCGGTTACGGCAAGCGCGTGTAAGCTGGGTTCATAATGTGCGATTGATTCGTGGCCACTCACGATTACGTCATTGCCAATGGATCAGGCGCTGCAGTACGCAGCGACCTGAATGATGCGCTGGCGGCAATCGTCAGCAACAACAGCAGCGCCACTGCGCCCGCTACAGCCTACCCCTATATGTGGTGGTCAGACACAACAACTGGGCTGCTGAAGATTCGCAATGCGGCCAATACGGCATGGGTAACAGTTGGCACCCTAGCCAGCACCAACTTAGGGTTACTGGCCTCAGCTGGAACCCTTACTGCTGCATTGGGTAGCGCCAGCACACCAGGCATCACATTCACTGGCGACCTTAACACTGGCATCTACAGTCCTGGAGCTGATCAGGTCGCCATCAGCACTGGCGGCACAGAACGTGTCCGCATTGATAGTTCTGGTAGGTTATTGGTCGGTACAACTTCAACATCTGGTTTTCAAACAGCAGTTTATCATGTTCTTTTAAATGGTAGCGGTACTACTTATGCATCAATTTCAGTCGGGACAATTCCTGTTTCTGGGAATGCTACCGATTTAAATCTTACAAGTTGGACTGGAGGTGGGGCTAACTACTTTACATCCAGAATCAGGCAAGCTGGAGATGGGTCGCTTCAAATTTCCACTCAAAGTACAGTAAGCAGTGATGGCGCAGGCACCGTTACTGAGCGGATGCGTCTTGATGCCTCCACTGGTAACTTATTAGTCGGCACTACAACTACTACTGCTAACGGTGGTGTACTTCAAGTTTCTAACGGTGTTACATTCCCTGCTACTCAAGTAGCTTGTACGGATGTTAATACATTAGATGATTATGAAGAAGGAACTTGGACACCAGCAATTGCAGGCACAACACTTGCAGGTGCTGGAACCTATTCAGTGCAAGTTGGTAGGTACACAAAAGTTGGAAACAAAGTTACAGTACATCTAAACCTTACTTGGTCAGCTCACACTGGCACAGGTAATATGAACATTAGTGGTTTGCCGTTTACTTCTGCAAACGTTACCAACCTTAACCCGACAACAGTAGCTTACGCTAACAATTTAACCATTACAGGTATTCCAGTTGTCTTAGTAACTGCTAACGCTACAACGGGAACTATTAACTCTGTTAACAATGGCACGGCAGCTGCACTTGCAATGGATACAGCCGCAACATTTACTGCTACAATTACCTATCAAGCAGCATAACTCCCAGCCCGCAACGGCTCAAAACTACGGCCTAAACCTGTTTCAACCGGAGGTTGACCCTAATGGCTAAGTTCACCGAGCGTTCTGAGTATCAGATTGAGATCGTCCCACCTTATTCTGTCATTCAATGCCGCCGTGCCGACATCGTCGAGCGTGATGGCGTTCAAGTTGGAAAGACCTACCACCGCCATTCCCGCGTCCCTGGTGATGACGTGAGCGACGATTGCCCCGAGCTGCAGGCAGTTGCCGCTGCACTCTGGACGCCTGAGGTGATCGCTGCCTACCAAGCCAGCTTGCATCCCTTGGATTGATGGCCGTCAAATCCAAAACCGGCGCTGCCCGCATCGAGCACATTCCTAACAAGCCTAAGCTCACGCGGGCAGGGTAGGTAGGCTACTTACATAGAGACCACGCACCAGGCATGATTGAAAACCTCATCGTGGGCGTGGCCTGTTTGTTCTTGGGCGGTTTGGGCGGCAAGGCTGCCAAATGGGTGGACCGTCGTGGTCAAGAGGACCAGGCGGCCAACCTAGCCATCGCCAAACTCTCTTCTGGCGTCGAGCATATTGCCTCAGAGCTTACAGCCATTCGCGAGGACATGCGTACCGACCGCCGAGAGCTGTTCGGACGCCTGGGCACCGCTGAGCAACGCATCGCTAGGCTTGAAGCAACCAATCACGTCAACCCATGAGCATCGACGCCAACACCGCAGCAGGTATCGCCATTGCTGTTGCAGCTGCTAGTGAGATCATCGGCATCAGCCCGCTCAAGTCCAACAGCATCATCCAGCTGGTCCTCCAATTCCTGCGGCTTGCCTTCCCAAAGCGTTGACCGTCGGGCCACGGCTCGACGCTGCCATCAAGGATTGGCACGCCACGCAGCCGCCAGCCATGCCTGAGCCGGTGATCCAGCATCATCCGGTTGACACTGAGGCGCAAACTGGCGACAGCCGTTTGCTTGGCGGTCCGATCAGTATCCACTCTCCATGGGAACGTGACTAACAACGCACCGATCACACTGGAACAGCTGTTCCGCTTCAATCGTGGAATGCCGCACCAGCTGGCAGCCATCGCCGAACTGGAGCAGGACATCCTCACTGCCGGCTACAACATCGCCATGCGCCGCGACAGGCCATGGTTCAAGACCTGGAGCCAGTCAGGGCAGTTCAAGCCCGACAGTCCCTTCGACTTCCGCATCACGCCCAACATCGTCTACGGCGAGTTTGCGCTTTACCAAGAAGTTCGGCGCTTCGATCATCAGCACCAGTGCGATACGGCATTGAAGCTGGCGCAGTTCTTGGAGCGCGTCAGGATGACCTTCGGGAACAATACCGTGGTCATCACCAGCGGATACAGGCCGCCAATCATCAACCGCAGCGTTGGTGGTGCCAGCAGCTCTGAGCACCTATACGACGCACCTAGCGTCGGCGCCGTTGACTTCTACGTTGAGAAGACCGACATCTACGAAGTGCAGAAGTTCTGCGATCGTATTTGGCCGTACTCGGTAGGCTATGGGGCGCCCAAGGGGTTTGTACACCTTGGCATCCGCAAAGGTCAACCTCGCGTTCGTTGGGATTATTGATGATCATTCCAGACCATGAGATCAGGGAATTGTGTATTCATGAAGCCATGGTGCTTCCGTACAATCCAGATCTTCAGAATCCTGCTAGCCTTGATGTGCTGCTCGGCAACAACCTGATGCTGGAGGTCAAGCATTCGCTGGACCTTCAACCGTACGACATCAGCCATCACACTCAGTCCAGCCCGTACTATCTGGCGCCTGGTGAGTTTGCACTAGGTGAGACGCAGGAGATCTTCAACCTGCCTGATTTTGTCGCGGCGCAGTTTGTCCTCAAGTCAAGCCGCGCACGCGAAGGGCTCGAACATCTGCTCGCCGGATACTGCGATCCAGGATGGCACGGCAGTCGTCTCACTTTGGAACTACACAACAGCCGCCGGTATCACAACATCGCATTGTGGCCTGGGATGAAGATCGGTCAGATGGTATTTCACCACATTGCTGGCAGACCTGAGAAGTCCTATGCGATCACCGGAAGATACAACGGTGATCTAACTGTCACCGCTTCGCGAGGCTAAATAAAGGCGCATCGCCTGCTGGTAATGCCAATCGGCCTGCCAGTATTGGCGATGCTCTTTAACAATACCTGCGTACTCAATACGCCAGACGCCATCAATGTTTTCGATGGTTGGCATAGAATTGGAATCATGCCTGTCTGCCATGGCCTGGGGTCAATGGATGGTGGTGAATCTGACGCTTGAAGAGCAACTTGAAATTGAGAAACAAGTCCGCTGCGCACTGGCTCACCATGACTCGCAATCAGTCGCCAAGCTATGTGCCAGCCTGATCAGGCAGAACGCCTATCAGTCTAGGCTCATCAAGCAGGCGACCGGTCACATCGCAGAGATCGAGATGCAGGGCTTACTGGCAGAGCGCAATACGTAACTTTTGCTTCGCAACCACCATCTTCTGCCTGATCCGTTCGCGTGATACGCCTTGGCGCTCACCGATTTCCCGCATCGTGATGTGTGGCGTATCATTCAGCCCGTATTGACCGGATAAGATTTCTCGCTCCGCTGGATCAAGCTTAAAAAAAGCCAGATGAAGCTGATCGTAGTATTCATTGGTCAGATCGTCGCTGTTGTCGGTTTGACTGGGTATCATGTCAATCAATGCGCTGCCATCCTCAACAGCCAGTGAATCCAAACTGGAATGCGTTGTATTGCGTTGTAGCAACATCGTCAGCTCATCCATTGGAAGGTCAATGATCTCAGAGATCTCCTTGATGCTTGGATGTCGTCCATGTTCTTGCGCAAACTCGGATTGTATCCTCGTGATTGAATAGATCCGCTCGATCATGTGTTGCGGCACCCTGATCAGCCGCTCTTTCGTGTCAATGCCTCGATTGATCGCCTGCCTGATCCACCAATAGGCATAAGTTGAAAACCTGTAACCCTTGGTGCCATCAAACTTCTCCGCAGCGCGATGCAGGCCGAGGGCGCCTTCTTGGATTAGGTCCATCATGTCGAGGCTGTTATGGCGCAACCTGGAGTTGTAGCGCTTTGCGATATGAACCACCAATCGCAGATTGCTGCGGATGATCGAGTCACGCGCACGAGCGCCAACCTTGATCTCACGCTTTTCGCGCATCGTCCGGTCGCCTGGCATTGCCTCCAGTTCCAGCATTCGATGCACCTGCCGTGACAGCTGAATCTCTTGATCTGGTGTCAGCAGCGGATAGCGGGCGATTTCGTTGAGGTAGTCCCTGATGTGATCGGATGTCATGGGATGTGTCTCCAAGCTTTGCGGTTGACGATACGGGATACCGTATTGGGCATGATGCCATAGATCCGGGCGATTTCCTTTTGCATCACCCCATCTGCTGCCATCTGTCGCAGTCGGGTCACGTCTTCTTCGGTCAGCACTGAGGCTGCATTGCGTGATCCATTGGCGGCAGGTCCGGACTTCTTGGAGCCAAGTGGCGGCCCTGGCTTGGGGATCAGATAGGCCTCAAGCGTGCGGAAGCCGCCGTCACAGTCGAAGCACCGCAGCCAGCGATGCGTACCGTCTGCGCGATGGGTCACGTGGGTAACTCTGGCCTTGCCGTTGCACCAGCGGCACCTCATGACGCCTCAAAGGCGGCTTCGGCAATGGTGGGGAACTGTTTGGCGAAGATCGCCCGGCAGCCTTCAGCGATCAGCCGGTGCTCCAGTTGGGTCTCAGGCCCGGTGCGAACCTCGATGTAGTGCAGCCAACTACGAAGTGTGCCGTGCATGTACAACGTGGTCGGCGTGCAAAGCGGCAGGATCCGGCGTGCCGTCTCCTTGGCCACACCCTGCAGCAGCATGGTCTGGTACGTCAGAAAGGCCGCGGCGATGACACCGCCGGCGTCCATCTGCAGAACATCGATCACCTCAGGGTCCAGGTCGTCGGTGCTGTTCTGCCGGTTGGCGGTGTCCTGCCGGCGAAATGCCGGGATCTCGGCCTGGCCGGTCTCTGCATACCTGGTGCTGAACTCTTGGAAGCTGAACGACCGGTGCCGGAGAATCTGCGCCGCAATGTCACGCTCGGTCTCGATCTTGATGCACAGGCTGGCCATCTCAAACGGTGACCAGTGCCGGTGCCTGATCAGGTACTGCAACAGCTTCGGCGCTGTCGCCGTGTTGTCGGCGTTGGCCGGGTTGCTGACCCTGGCCATCTTGACAATCAGCTGCTCAGCGTTCGGCGTGCAGTGGATGAAGGTGGTGGTCATGCCTTTTGTTTCTGTTCAAGGGACTCGGCCATCCTCGCGGCAGACCGCAGGATCTCAGACAGCGGCGCAACACTGGCGCGTTCATCAGCAGCAAACCGCAGCGCATACCGCACGCCTTGGCTGATGTTGCCGTTGCCAAGCCTCAAGGCAGTCGCTCGATCGCGTGCAGACAGGCGCACTCCAGCGACGCAGGAGCTGAATTCAGCCATTGTGGGGCTCCGACACCGGCTCGATGGCAGGGCGGCCCCAGCGGGCGAGGACGGCGCGGGCGGTCCTTCTGGCTTCGTCTTGCATTAGCGAGTTGACATGCTCTACCCAGCCACAGGTGTAGTGGTTGTCAAGAACGGCAAAACGCATTGAGGCGTGAATCAGCTTTGCCGCTTCTTCAATCTCCTCATCCGTCGGCTTAAGCCCCTGCGGCTCGGGCTGGGCCAGGGCGGCGTCAACACGAACAGCAAGCGGTGATTGTTTGATGCGCTCGACTGGAATGCCGGAGTCGATGGCATCCATCAACTCAGTACATAACGCTCGGAAATCAGTCATTGGCCTCCAGTGATATGTGTCCGAGAGCAGCCAATAGTCGCTGTGCTTGCTGCTTAGCTACTTCCGGGTCTTCTTCACTTGTAAGTTGAGCATCTGCAAGTTTACAAGCCAGTTCGTGGTCATCCATGCCAAGTGCAGATGCAATACATGTACGAATCCGAGAGGCATCAAAACGAGAAAGCACAACACCTTCCGATCCGACGGGTCCTGCCATCCGGATCCAATCGCAAGCGTATGTGTAGGGATAACGTGAGTCAGTCATTAGTTTGCTCCGATTTGTAAGGTCCAGTGAGTTGGCCGTGTTCGTCAGTAAAACCAGCTTCAAAAAGAAACTGCTTGGCAGCGTCCTTGTCGCCAGCCAAAGCGCGTTCCATCAATGTTGGAGCGGTAAGCTCTTCTGCCATCTCTTCTAATAATGAACACCGAACACCTACAAGGGCGCCGTCATCGCTGTAGCTCTCCCAAGCGTTAGCCAAGAGAGTAAGCACATTGGCAATACCATGGCGTGTGTCCTGGCCTTCCTCAAACTCTTCAATCAAGCGCTGAGCGCGTTGGGTTAGGTGGTCAGTCATTAGATGCCAGCAGGCAGAGAATCTGCGCTGGTTTATTGTCATAAAGCCGTTCACACGCCTGCCACTTTTGGGGGAACCACCACCAGGCTGTTGCAACCATCAGTAAAAGCACTAGGACAATGGCGCCAAGTGCTGTGTAGTCGTCAAGGCTTTTCATGGTAATTAGTTGGGGAGTTGTTCGAGGGCGCGGGCCAGCACATGCCATCAAAGTGGCGGAAGGGCGCCAGGGAGAAGTCAGCCATTAGCCCCCTCCAACTCGGCGGCGATTTCGCACAAGGCGTCAACGCAGTTGAACCCCGACCAGTCGTGATTGATGTGATCCGCAGCAGCGCGAAAGGCGGCGGCAAGGCCAGTAAGTTCGGAAGGTGTTACCTCCCACTCTGAATGAGTAAGAAAAGCATTCCAAACAGCTTGAGCTTGTGGTGAAAGGTCAGGCATGGCTAGCCCTGGTGCGTGGTAGCCCTGCGGGCACAGTGCATTGAACTCTTCATCGCTGAGATGGCTTAGATCGTTGGGGGTAAGGTCAGTCATTAGTTTTCTCCAACTCGTTAGCAATGTCATCAAGGTAATCGTCTGCACTGTCTACATACTCCTCATTGGCATAAGCAGTACGGAGTTGTTGTGCAGCAGTACGAAGAATAGCGGCGGCATAGCTGGAATAAAAGTTTGTTTGCCACTGCGGGTTTCGCGTTGCTTTGTAAGCTGTTTTTAGAATTTCGTGCGCTTGTGGTGAAAGTTCAGTCATTGGCAGGCTCCATTGCAACGCG